TGCCGCCCACGACATGGCTAACGTCTATCGTAGCCTGTCGCGGATATTCCGGATGGCGCCCCTAACTCCTGCGGATGTGAATCCCTGGTTGGGGCGGTGGAAGAAATGGTCAGAGGAGGGGCACCTCACTTCGATTCTGAAGTGGTGGGGTGCGGCCCTCTATTCTTATGCGGTCGGACAGCCGTTGCCAGCTGTCCCGGCTGCCATTCTTCATCCGAAAGGTGAGGCTACGGACTGGGTCAAGCCGCCCTTGTTCTCTCAGGTTATACCTGGGAGGGCTGGGCGCTTCCTGAAGTCTGTCGTGCGCAAGCTCCGTAAGAAGCTTTGCCAAGACGACAAGCCGCTGCATTCCCGTTCTCTGGGGAAGGCATTACACCTTCGGTTCTTAAACAAGGGTACCGCTGTGGTCTCGAAGGAAGAGATTCGCGGGGGCCTGTTGAAGCATCGTAAAGCGTTGACCGAAGTCGATGGTTTCCGCGCACGGGATGAGGGGCACAAGTCTCTCCTCCGGCGTCTTATGGTGGAAATTCGTCGAACGACAATCGAAGTTTTCGGGAGGGAAACGTTCGTACACAGGGAGAAGCCCTATTTTCCGTCGAGGAAAGGGCATTTCAATTCTCCCGGGATCGAAGGGGGGGCAGCGACCTATGTCCTGTTGGAGCTCCAGGGTAAGACCCGAGCTTTCCGCGGATTTGGTTTGCACCCCGACAAGGCAGTCAATCTGACTCCCCTGACTGACGAGTCCCAACACGCGTTTGCTCTTCGCGTGGTGGATTTGTTAGGAGAGGAGGTAGTGAGCGAGGAACCCTTCCTCGCCTCACCGATCGCGGTTCCTGAACCGTGTAAGGTGAGGGTTGTCACAAAGGGGCCTGAGTTCGCCTATTGGTACCTGCGAGATCTGCAGCAGTTCATGTGGCGCGTACTCAAGAAGCATCCCTGCTTCGCGCTGATTGGAGAACCGATCAGTGGCGAATTGTTAGCTAGAAGATTCCGGGGGACTCCCCAAGGAACGACGTTTGTCTCGGGTGACTACAAGGATTCAACGAATTGTTTGATGGCGAAAATGTCGCGAGGCGCTGCCAAGTGCTTAGCCGACTGTGTCGGCCTCTCAGCTCTCGACCGCAAGATCTTCATTGCGAGTCTTGTAGGGCACACCCTTGAGTACAAAGAGGGTGAGGGGAGGAAGGCTAAATCGGTAAGGCTTAGGCAGACGAATGGTCAGTTGATGGGATCCCCATCAAGCTTTCCCATCCTGTGTCTCATCAATGCTGCGATCTGCAGGTATGCGATGGAGACTAACGGGTTTGACGCGCAGAAGGAGAACGACTGGGCCGATGAACCGCCACGGTTCATGAGCCTTCGTGAAGCTCCTCTGTTAGTCAACGGGGATGATTGCGTGTTCGCTATTGACAAGGATTTCCGATTCTGTCTATGGGAAAAGATAGCCGGTGTCAGTGGGATGGAGAGCTCCGTGGGGAAGACCTATGTCTCTGCGAAGTTCATTCAAATGAATTCCACCACTTACATTATTGAGGCTCGTCCCGTAGTACGTGAGTCGTCTCGGG